GTACCTTTTTCATCGGTAAATTCACTAACTGCGTATACTACTGCCATTATGCAAATCTGTTTCTATCACGCGAAGCGCGCGCGTTGCTTATTAAAATATCATCTCCAGAAATACGCCCGTAAACGTTTGTGCTTCCGCCTCCAATATAATCCCTTAATTTTGATAAAGGGGCAATAACTTCCGGATCAATAGCCGCGTTTCTGTTATCTCCCACAATGCTCATAGTCTCGCCAAAAGCTAACCCACCAGCAGCTAGAGCGGGAACGCTTCCAAAGGCAGCTTTTACACTTCCAACAGCAGCAGCAATAAAGGCAGGAATAGACAAGCCCCCGCTTATTTGATTGGCTGGATTCTTAGCACTTGAGGCGTTAGTTATTGCGTTAGCTATAGCCTCGCTTAGTAGCGTTTGGAGTAATTGCTTAGCTAAGTTTTTCATATTTTCGGCGAAGTTTTCACCTTCTACAATAGCACTAGCAAAGCCTTGGCTTAATTGTGATTCGAATGCGCTAAACGTAGGTATGACAGTTTCATTTATTAAATCCGCTACCGTGCTATTTGATTGCTGTAATTGTTTTACGCCTGTGTCTGTTTCTATCAGTTGAGGCTGTAAAGTTTTAAGGGCTTCTGAATATCTTAGTACAGCTTCGGTTGCTTTGACTGTTGTACTTGTAGAATCTTCAAAATCTTCATTTAAATTTTCTAGGCTTAAATTTTGCAACTCTGTTTCTAGTAGTCCTATCTCCTCGCCTAAGTTTCTAACCTGCTCAGTGTATCGCTGTGCGCTTCCTCTCCCAACTTGTTTATCTAGTCTATCTCCAACTTGACCGATAGCGTTAGCCATCTCTTCAGCACGAGCTGCTACTTCCATCTGCACCTTTTCGGTTTTAAGTAGCTCGATACGTGTAGTAATCCCGACCTCTTTTTGCTTCTTATCTAAACCCTCAAGGCTTTCAATAAACTCATCAGTTTTCTTTTGTGCTTGGCTTGTTGTATCTACTAATCCAGCTAGTGCAACGGTTAAAATTCCAGCAGTAACAGCTATTGCAGATATTGGGTTTGCTAACATAGCAGCATTTAAAGCTATAAACCCTGTGCGTAAAGCCGCAATTCCCGCTATAAGTTTAGGCAACACAATAAGAAGAGGACCAATAGCAGCAACAAAAGCCGCGGTTGTAACTATCATTTTCTTTGTGCCAACATCTAAATCTCCTATTTTTTTAGATAGATTTATTACGCCGTCTAACGAGCCTTTAAATGCTGGTAGCAAATCATCCATCATTGCTGCACCCGCTTGTTTTAAATTGTCTAAGGCTGTGCTAAATTTTCCTGATGCCGTTTCACTTAGTCGCTCCATTGCACCATTGGCAATTCCGCCCTCTTCTGCAAAACTTCTTAGAGCGTCATTAAACTCCTCAACTGAAACCGCTCCGCCTCCTAATTCACTAGGTAGCAGCCCCGTTGTTTCTGATAATGTTTTAAATATAGGTATACCCCTTTCAGCTAATTGGTTTAGGTTTTCTAACTCTACCTTACCCTTTGCGTTTACTTTTGCAAAAATTGCTGCAATCTCATCTATAGAGGCTCCAGAAGTTGCTGCAATATCGCCGAGGAATTGTAGTTGATTATTAACCTCACTTATCTCTGTACCCGAAGCAATTAACTGACGAGCTGACTTTGCAACCGCATCAATTTGAAAGGGCGTTTTAGCAGTGAACTCATTGAGTTGCTCCATCATATCACTAGCCTGCTCTGCTCCGCCAGTTAATGAAATAAAACTAACTTCTAACTTCTCAAGATCAGCAGCACTTTTTAAAGCAAAGGTACCAACAGCAGCTAGAGGCAACGTTAATGATTTAGTAAGGCTTTGTCCTACAGCTTCAAAATTAGAAGACATAGAGCGCATTTCACGCCTAACTTTGCCTAGTGATTTATTTAAATCTCTAGTATCTGCTCCTATTTTTACTATTAAGTCGCCTAACTTTGCCATCTTATTTCTTTTTTGCTAATCCTTCTAATAATGCAAACCCGCTAACCTTAGCTTTTTTGCTTTGTTCTTCCTCCTCCCAAGGAAACACAGTCAAATCAATTGGCTTAATCTTACTGCCTTTCTTAGTATGTACATTTAACAATAGAGCAGTTTGCCACCTGGTGCGTTCCCAGTTAGAACGTTCTTGCATTTCTATACTTTCGCGCTTTCCTGTTACGGCGTTGCTGAACTCGTTAAACGTTAAAGAGTAGAGAGAGCCTGGGGTTAGCCCTAATAAGCCAAGCCCCAGCTCCTCGACCCTACTCCACGTTAAAGGGCTGTTAGCCTCTTTTTTTTCGCTTTTTTTTTGTCGTTACCTCCCATCAATTCCGTCATAGTTTCCACAAGTATAGGCAAATCACTTACCTCTATCTCGTTTAACCATTTCTCCACGTCCATAGTAAACTTCATCCCCTGCGCCTCACAACCCGCTTTTACAAAATAATAGATTAACTCAGGTATTAATGTAACATCATTAGCGTCAACCTCCGTTACTTTTACACCTGTAGCTTTTTCAAAATTTCGCCAAGCTAACATTGAAGCACGCACTGGGTATATACGTTTTCCTATAGTTATCTCCATGGGTTACGAAATTTCAGAACGTACGATAGTCTCTACAATATTTAAGTTACAGGTGTAGCTTGCGTTGTCTTCCGTACCGCCAGAAAGTTCTAGACTCTCAATATAGCACTTTACTATGTAGTGATAATCTCCCGCGTTTTCGCCTGAGCCTGTACCTAGTACGTGAGTAAATCTAGCTTCACACTTAGTTTTATTAAGTTGCAAAGTAGATAAATCGTTAAAGCCTTGCCCTGTCGCTGCGTCTGAATTGTAAAGCGCTGTAAAGCTCATTGTCGCCGAAGTCATGCCAGGAAGTTGCGCCCTGTATCCCGCGTTAGCTTTTACTGTTGCATCTCTGAACTCATTCGTTACCGATATAGAGCAATCTGTTACGTTATCAATTAGCTTCAACGTTCCACCGTCTGCACCAATAATAACTTTTAAATCTGAACCGTTAATGATTCCTGTTGTTACTGCCATTTTTTCTAATTTTTATTTTTTCTTTTTTCTTTTGTCACCGCCTACTAGCGTTGTTATAATTGTGTCTAACCATCCGAACACCTTAACAGCAGGCGCATCGCTTGGCATAAGTGAGAAAATAGCCCTAGCGGCTACCATTAGAGCTAATAATATAGGCTCCCAGTTTTCTAGTATAAAATCCATCTTTTAATTTATTACTTTAATTGTATAGTCTTGAATTGCCACCCATATAGAGCGCTCAGGGTTTACGTCCATCTGCTCGCTTGTGTAGCTTATTGTTTGAATTTTTACGCCTCCATATGCTCCTGTCTTCCTATCTAATGCCTTTCTAACTTCAACTCCTAAGTCTATTGCTAAAGTGTACTTAGTGTTAAAACAATACACTTCTACAGCTGCCTCGTCTATTTCTCCTCCTTCCTCTTTAGTATCTACTGGGCTATTGCTTACTACAGAATAAACTATATAAGGCTGACTTACATTTTGTGGCGCTATTTCTGGGTAAATTTTAGTACCTACAATGTCAGTTATTGCCGTTGTATTGCTGAGGATGTTGTATATCGCTTTTCCTACTATCATAGCCTTTTTACATAATGTTTAAATTCTCGCCTATACAACATAAGTTGCAAATTTTCTGCTCTACTATTTGTTGCCTTTATTCCTCTAGTAAATACTCCTGTGTTTTGTGTTGTGTGTTTTCCACCAAATCGTTTTCCAAAATCTCCATTTTCTACGATTGAAGCGTAAAAACCATCTGCCTTCTTTGTTGTTTTTCGTTTTGGCCTTATTGATTTAGTACGTGGACCTCCTAAAACAACGTTGCTGTTTTTATTTGGTTGCCAGGTACCGCCTGACCTTCTCAATTGCCCTTTAGGTTTATTTTTGCCTCGAAACATAGACCGCTCAAATTTGTTGTCTTTTACGTTGGCTTTTATGTAGTTTGCATATACGTTACCTACTCTGTGACCAATTTCAACAAGTTTGTTGCTGTCTCTCTCGCTCCATTTTGCAAGTTTATCAATTTTATTAAATAGCTTATTTTCGCCTATTACTCTAACACTCATTACTCGATAATTTCTGTAATTAAACGAATACGCTCATTTCTTCCTACTTCGTGAACGCCTAGAATGTTGTAAAACTTACTGTCGTAGCTTATGCGGTAACCGGCTTTAGTGTCTTTGCTATCATTGCTGTAGCGTATGTTGAAGACGACTTTATTAACGCTAACAATTTGCTCGCCGCTGTTTTGTTCTACAGCTGCAGGCTTACGCTCTATCTGCGCCCAGCAAGTAACGTGAGTACCCCAGCTTTCTTCCCTCTCGCCGTATGCGTTAGCAGAAAGAGTTGGCTTTTGTATTGTAATTCTTCTATCTAGTCCTCCAATGTTCATTTAGTATAAATTACTCTGTAAGGATTTAAAAGAGCTGCCACGCCTAGCGGTACTTCAACTGTAGTTGTTCCGGTTATTACTGCGCGCCTGTTTTCGTAGTAGTGAGCTACTAGCATCCTAACGGCATGAATAATCGGCGTAGCTGGTGCCTCGCCTAAGCTACCTTCAATAATAACGCCGTTATATCTATCATCGTAAACATCTGGCGGATTGTCAAAGTGTATGCGCCCAGGCTCTCGCTTGTCGTCAACCCAGTATTTTGAAGTTGCTAGTGTAGTTAGTTCATTTGAAGCGTTGTAATACTTAACGGTAGAAATAGAATTAACAGGTGAGGTAGAAAATTCACAGTTGTAAAAATCATCTAAATATAGATTAAAATTAGAAGCTACAAAGTGCCTGCCTGTGTAATCTTGACAATGCTGTACAGCTGCATTAATAAGCCTCGTAATTGTTGCGTCTTCATCAGTATGGTCTACTCTCAAAAATTCCTTCGCATCATTTAAAGAGACAATATCTGTACCTGTAGGCTGTGTTATAATTTCTAATTTCATGTCTGTAAGATAAAAAAAAGGGCGGGCGCAATTACCCGCCCCCTTTCTAATTGTTAACTTCTATTATTCTGCACCGCTTACAGAAGCAAGAGCATCGCCCTGGCGTATCTCTGTATCTGCGAACTTAGTAACATGCAGAGCGATTTGGTTAGTCGCTGCGTTGCTATATGGATCTACTAATAAGTCTAGACCTCCGAACGTTACGTGTACAATACCTCTAGCAAAATCGCCAAAAATAATACGCCCTTTATTTGCTGCGCTATCTGTAAGATTTGGCGAAGCAATTGCATCAAAGCCGTCAAATTGAGAACCAACCCAGAAAGCATCAATTGACGCAACTGTAGCTAGATCTCTTGACACTTTCCAACCAGTAGGTGACATAACCCACTTACAATCTGCAAAGTTTCCGCCTGCAGCTAGTACATCCTTCTCCATTTCAAACAAGTTTGCTGCTGTTAAAGCACCGCCTAGCGCTGTGTCATTAGCTGAGTACGCTTTTTCAAAAGCGTCTACGTCGATTTTTTCATTTACTCCAGCCATCAACTCGTTTGCTATAAGAGCGTCTACTGCTGGACCCCCTTGCGTTACTAACATCTTCGAGAAGATAGTGTTGTTAGTGTAACGATTTGGTGCAAGATTAACTTCGTCCATTTCCATAGTTGACTTTCCTGCTGTTGACATATCCTGTACCTCTGTAGCGTGGAAAGCTGCGGCTTTCTTAGATACTCTAGGGAATTGAATGTTACCAGTAGCCCCGTGAATAGTTGTTGCTCCTAGCGTTTCAATTAGTGGCGCAGCCCTTAGAGCTTCGATAACACCAGGTACCTGTGTGCTTACAAAGCCTGA